TTTTTTTATTTACCAAATTAATCTTTAAGTAGCTGCCAAATTAATCTTTAAGTAGCTGACACAGAAAACTGTGTCACTCCGCAATAATTGTCAAGTAGTAGGGGCGGAGCGCCTTTTTTGCAAGGGCGGCATTAAAAACCCCCTCGCGCAGTCTACAATTAAAATTGTAGACGATGCGCAAGGGGGACGAAACAAAAACTTCAATACGGCGTTTCACAACGCCACCTCAATCAACTACGGTTTTACTTCTTTTTGGTCTTGAGAAACGGCATCAACGTTTGAAGAACGCTCATCAGACACTGTAGGATTATCTTTAGCATTTTCAGTTACATTTTTTAGGTTAATAGTATCGTCAAGTACACCGAGTTCATCTACATTCGGCAGCATATCCGCGAGATCTTGTCCGTACGGACGGTCGGGGACATATTCGACCATTGGATCTTGTCCACTCAAGGATAATTCAATGATTTCCTGCACTGACTTAGACATATCGGGCATCGTTAACTGGACACCTGAGTTGAATTCGTTCACAAAAGAATTATCTCTTGGAACATACGGAGAGCGATAGGTATTCATAAATGGGGGTCTGCATATTTAGGGATGAGACGGAAAGCTTCAACATTGTTTAGTATCTGACAATAAAGAGGATGCGCAATATCGGAGGAGACCGACAAAACATTATCGACATTCTTATTATCGTAGGTGATGAAAGAAGTATTAAGCATGGGTAGAGAATCGAACGAGCGAGCGAGATGCCAAAAACGAAGAGAGGAGCGGAATTCTCCGTGTACTTCGTTAGGATTATAGCGATACTCAGCGTACCGAGGCGCGTAACCAAATTCTTGATTAGCGACCGACTGTACATTATTACTCATCGACTTATTGCCAAAGAAATCAAAGAAAATTTCCTTGTTACGGATGGCTTGTTCTCCTATATTAGCGAATTCAGGCCAATAATACTGATCCCAGCTCTCACGGCAGAATTTACGCGGAACGCCTTGGAAATAGGCCGACTTAGGCATGATAGACATAATACCGATGAGTTGACCATGTTCTTCAAATCTACGAGAGAATGCGAAGTTAGAGGAAACGGAAGTACCATTACCAGCTAACATACCAAGGGGCTCTTGCACTTCTCCACTGTCGGAGGTCTTCGAGGCTCCGGTCTGCTGCACCTCCGACATAATCAAAGGAGATTTGAGGCCGCACAAATATTCTGGACGCTGAAGTCGAGCATCAGAAGAACGAACACCGAAGTGCGAAAAAATCTGCTCAATATAGCGAGAACCACCAATCGCTTGACGCTCCAACCACTCCTGTACCTTGAACGCTCTACGAATATCCACAACAGAGGGAAGAGAAGATGAAGTGAAACGCACTCGAAGATCTTTAGCATTATCGACATGTAGTTCGGACTGGCTGACTAAGCTTGATCAGCATCAGAAGTAGAAGCGAAAGACTTAAGACTTGTGGAATTTCCATCAGTACCGAGAATACCCTTGCCAGGGTCTGAACCATTTTTACCATAAACATTAGCGCCTTGCCCAGCGGTAGGGTTATAGTAGATTTCGGCAGAAGAACCGAACGGAAGAACTACAGGATTAGTACCGTATTGCGGCCATGGCAGTGCGCTAGTGAAATAATCATGTATCCACGCTCGACGCTGCAAGCGCATAAGAGAGATACTCTCATTTTCTGGAGTAGAACCAGAACCTTTTGAAAACTCAATCTCAGAAGTAAGATTTTGATCACGGTAGTACTCATTATAAATAAGAGCGTAAGCACGGAAAGGCAGAGCATCAATTGAAGATACAGTACCATTGATATCCTTTGTAGGATAGGAATTGATAGTCGGAAAACCAAAATAATCATACAAAGAACCAGGGCGAAGCACTTCAGGCAAATCGGCTGGACGATCGTAAGGACCACGACCGATTGAGACCTGGAGGCTAGGACGAACCGGAAGTGTAGAAGAACCAGGCTTTTTAACATTCGAAATGAAATCTTGCCAGTCATCCCAAACGAGACGATTTGGAACGAAAAAGTAATGCATATAAACATCGACTTGGTGCATCAGTGGCGCCAGTGTGGGCGCCATACGAATAAGGTGCTTTTGACCTACTTTAAAAGCATCGCCGGGCAATACTTCCTGATGAAAGAACGGTATCAACTCACCGAATTTCGCAGTTAGTTTATTTTCATAACTGAGATTAAACTTTGCGCCAGCCGGTTTAGTAAGCCGAATTGAATTGAATATATTTGCCATTGTGTTTGATTTAGGTGCGCAGCGCTGGCGCGCTGCGCACAGTTAAAAAGGTTAGGACATTTTTTTATAGGCGTATACCGCCGCGAGGCATGAGATAGGTAGTAGTACGTTTGCCTGATTTTTTACGATTTTTCATAAGCAATTATTTTTTAAGTGAAACATCAGAAAGAACTTGATTAAGTAAAGAGTCAATGAAATCATCATCAGTACGAACACGAGATTTGAAAACTATACGCTCGATATAAAGACAGATACGCGTAAGATCAGAGGTTTTAAGATAACCCAAAGATTTGTGTAAGCGAGAAACACATTTATTATAGGCTATCATACGCTCAGGATAGGAGGGGGACGCAACGACATTTGCGGAAAAACGCTTCCAAAAAAGTTCGGGAAGAATATCCATGACATAGTACATTTGCTTGAGGGAAAGCGACTCAAGAAGACTGTAAACCTTATCATAATCGAAAAGGCAGACACTATCCGAATTAGAAAATTTTTTATTATTCATAACAATTAATATTTTTGAGAACGAAGTTTCAATTCATGTCGTGCGTCCTTATCAATATCATCAAAATCACCAGTGATAAGGGCACCAGTTTTGACACCTTGAGAGAAAGAATCAGAACCATACAAATCAGCGTAAGCCTTAACAAAACCGAATAAATCCAAAATTTCATACTGGCGCTGTGCAGTCAGAGCTTGAAAATGTCGATTTTGTAAAATATCAAGCATAGAGCCATTAGCAAGTTTATACTCACTAATCTTTAATTCGGTACAAGCAGCATCAAGGGCATTTTGAAACTTAGCACGCAATGCATTTGTAGACGCATTAAGAGCATTAGCATTTGCATTAACACGGTTTGCATAAGTTTGAGAACGAAGATTATCAAGAAAATCGGGAAAAGCTTCAATTCTCAAAGCGAGTTCATCGGCTTGTTTACCAGTAAGCCGAGTTTTTTCTGCAATCAATTTACCTTGCGCCTGAGCATTATAATACTCCTGAACTTTCAAATCAATATCCTTGCCTTGAATTGTGATAATATTTTTCTGCTGCTGAAGAATAAGAGGCCATTGTTCAAGAGAAAATTTCGTAAGTCCATTCTGATAACTTACACGAGAACCGAGAGTCTCTCGAAGGTACTGGGTGTCGAGGGCTTTATTAGCTGCCAGTGCAAGGTCAAGTTGGTTCTGCGTCTCTTGTCTGCGAACCTGAGACCGAGCGAGCTTCATATTTGTAACAGCACTAACACCTTTAAACATACTATCCGAGTAGTCCACTGAAGAAACAGAACCAAGAGATGTAGAGGTATTATTAGAACTATTGCCAACAACATTGCTGCCATATACCAAATTTGGATTAAGACCAGCAGCCTGAAGGCGCTGCATTTGAGCAGTGGGCGCATTGTACTCGTTCTGCTTATTCCACAAATCAAGATTCTGCTGATACTGCAGTTCCATGAGTTTTTTAGAATATTTATAATTTTGCGCTTGAGAAATAGCGGAGCCTATCATACCGATGCCAGCGCCAATGGCTCCTCCACCTATTGATGACCAGTCCATATTAACTAATTATAAATTTGTGAAAGGTATTGCAAATCATTTCTGATACGCTTTTTGTCAAATGTTTTATAAAACTCCTGAAGGACATGGCACTGAAGCTCCTTCCACTCAACACGTAAAGAACGTTCAGACTCAGAAAGATTATAATCTGATACAATGTAAGCACAACGACGATAGGCATTGCGAATAACACTATATATAGGAGAGATAAGGTCAGAAAAAGAACGCGTAGGAGCATCAAAAATATACTTTTTAGAAATCGGAATATTAAAAAGAATCGATTCATAAGGCCGGAAAATATCATAGAAACGTTTAACGTAATCAAACTCATTAAAATCTGAATAAAGAACTTGATTTGATAATCCGTACTATGTTAACACTTTGAGAACGAAGAAATTCTAATAACTTCAGCAAGATTTTTTTGAAACGTAG